CCGACAGAATATGAAAACCAGTATTATCAACGGCTCGGAAGTGTCTAGATTATCCGTGGCGATTCAGAAAAACATCCAAACTCTTGTTTGCCTTTTCGCAAAAAGTGCTATTTTTTACGCTGAAGTAATGTACAGGTGTTCAGTATTGCAACCCGATCTTGACGACATCGTCATTTACCAGATTGGTAAATGGTTGTTAAAATCGCCTAACGTGCAAACGAGGGTTTTCAAACGTCGCCGAACTTGCTCCGATCTTGCAGGGTTTAAGATTGCTCATTTATGAGTAAAGGTATTAGACTTCACTCCGATAACACAAGTTATCAGGAATTCCATGAAGTTTAGTCGAGGTTGTTATGAATCCCTTTAATGCCATCACATTTGCTGCGTTGTGTGGGCCATTGGCTCAACCTGCTGCTATGGCTCAGGATTTTATAGCACAACCAGCGCCTATCATGGCTAAATCATCTAAAGGTGCTCCCTCAATTGATGACTATGCTCGCAGCGTAGAAGAGGGTAAAAAAGCCTTAAGCAAGCTGACTAATGCAATGGATGATTACTACATTCGGCTTGTAGAGATGGACTCAGAGGCTGCTAAATTTTACGTTTTGGAAAATGGTCTAGAAACCACCGAAGCGTGTGAAATGTTCTTAAGGGCCTTTGAAGAGGACATTAAGAAAACTATCGCAACTGAAGAACTTCCTGATTTCGTAGCCACAGAGCTGAGAGCCTATTGGCGCCATATTGCAAAAGCTCGATCATCAGCTACTCGACTTAACAGCTTTTCAAAAGGTTTGATGCGAAATGCTGTAGAGTTTGAATCTGAAACCGATTTAATGGCGGTGAAAGAATTGGCATCATTAACAACAGCCAAAATGAATATTCTGAAATTTCATTAAGGCTAGGTTAAGTGGATCATATTGAGGTTTCGATAAACGACCACACCAAAGAAAGCTTCTTCTCAGAGGCTTTCTTACGCTTTCCGGAATTAGAGTCATCCATTCTTCAAGACTTTCAACGGTATAAAGCCACTAATGAGTTGCCTAGTTATTTCGGCAGGGACGTAGCTTACACTCAGCCTTATAGCGCGTTCCGATCTGGACTTATGCACATTCATTTATGCCTTCCCCCGAAAACATTCCCAAAAAATCGGCCTCAAAATGACAGGGT